AGGCGAGCAGGCGCGACGCCAAGCAGGCAGCCACGGCGAGGCAAGTCAGGACCGAGCCTTGGCCGGCGAGGCCGAGGAGGAGGCGAGGGAGGGCGGTAAAAATCACCCCAACTTTGCCTAATAAAAACCCCGGTCGCCTGCTCTGTGTGCGCGGCCGCAAGTTTCCGTTGCGTTTTTGGTTTGCCCATGGGTAAACGCGGCCCAAAACCAAAACCCGCCGCCGCGCGACTGCTGGCCGGCAACCCCGGCAAACGAAAAATCCGGCCTGACCTGCCGGCCCCGCCCGGCGTCCCCGCGATGCCCAAGCGGCTACTGGTTGAGCCTGTAGCCGTTGAGAAGTGGAACGAACTGGTGCCAATAACCACCGCACTCGGAACGCTGACGACTGCGGACGGCGAGGCGTTGGCCACTTTGTGCGAGGTATACGCTGCAGCCCAAGCGTGCCTGATCGAGCTTCGAGCCAGCGGCCCCGTGATGCGAACCGATCTAGGCGGCGTGAAACCAAACCCGGCAGGGCCGTTATACCGGGGATTAGTGAGCCTGCAGGCGTCGCTAATGGGCGAGTTTGGGCTGACACCTAGCAGTAGGGTGCGACTTGGCGGCAAGGAAGAAAAGCCAACCGACGAAGTCGAAGAGTTCTTCAAGCTCCACGGGGCATGAACTCTCGGCCGAAGGCCAGGCCAAGTACGAGCGTGTCGTCTGGTTCTTTGAGAACATCCTACGCCACAGCAAAGGCCAGGCGGCAGGCCAGCCGTTCAAGCTCCTGCCGTGGCAGCACCACGTACTGCGCGAGCTATTCGGCAGGCTGAACACTGACGGCACGCGGCAGCACCGCGTCGGCTACATCGAACTGCCGAAGAAGCAGGGCAAGAGCACGACGCTCGCGGGCCTCGCCCTTTATCTGACTGGGTTTGACGGCGAAGCCGGGGCCGAGTGCTATGGAGCGGCCAGCGACCGTGAGCAAGCAGGCATCATCTACAGGGAAGCGGCGTCGATGGTGCGGGCGTCGCCTGCACTCTCCAAGTATTTCGACGTGATCGACAGTCGAAAGACGATCATTCACAAGGCAAGTAACTCGTTCTATCGAGTGCTGTCGGCCGACGCATTTCGTGCGGAGGGGCTCAACATCCATGCCCTGCTGTTCGATGAGCTCCACGCCCAACGGGATCGCCGGCTGTGGGACGCTCTGCGCTACGGCGGTGCGGCCAGGCGGCAGCCGCTGCTGCTGTCGATCACGACGGCTGGCTATGACCGCAAAAGCATCTGCTGGGAACAGCACCAGTACGCCGAGCGGTGCATGGCCGACCCGAGCGTTGATCCGGCATTCTTCGGCTGCATCTACGCTGGCCCTCCTGAGTGCGGGGCGGACGGCACATGGAAAGAGGAGCGGGTGTGGAAGCAGGCTAACCCGAGCCTCGGCGAGACGATCACGCTTGAGTCGTTTGCGGCGGACGCCAGGGAGGCCGACCAGTCGCCTTCAAAGCTGAACTCGTTCTTGAGGTACAGGCTGAATGTCTGGACTACTCAGGACACCCGATGGCTTTCGCCAGACGCTTGGGCAAAGTGCGGCAAGCCTTTGGACTCCGATTTGTCGAAGCGGGAGTGGCATGCCGGGCTTGACCTTGCAAGCACGACAGACCTTTCGGCTTTCGTGATGGTGAGTCAGGCTGCCGATGGCACCTTCGATGTGCTGCCGTTCTTTTGGGTTCCAGAAATCAACGCAGCGGAGCGGACGCTACGGGACAAGGTGGACTACCTCGGCTGGATTCGTGACGGCTACATCCGTGCAACCGATGGAAACGTCACCGACTACGACGTGATCCGGCGAGACATCAACCAACTGGCAAAGCAATACAACATCCGGCAGGTGGGCATTGACCGGTGGAATGCGACGCAACTGGCCACGCAACTGCAAGGCGACGGCATAAACGTCGTAGGGTACGGGCAGGGCTACGCCAGCATGACAAGCCCTTGCCGCCAGCTCGAGGCGCTCGTGCTGTCGGAGCGGATAAGGCACGGCAGCCACCCTGTGCTGAGTTGGATGGCGGCTAACGTGGCCGTACAGACCGACTATCAGGGCAACATGAAATGCAGCAAGGCTAAATCGACAGAACGAATAGACGGCATAGTGGCTTTAGTGATGGCACTTGGCATTCACGCCACGGCAACGGCTGCAACGCCGGAACAGTCCTGGGACATTCTCACGCTATGACTGAAGCCCTCGCCGATCACCGCATGCTCGAGCTCCGCAGCATCGACTGGACTGAGGTCAGCGGCAGCCGCACGCCGTCTGGCATCCGCGTGACGGCCGACAACTCCATGGCGTGCTCGGCCTACACGGCCTGCATTCGCGTCATCTCTGATGCCGTCTCGTCGCTGCCGCTGCACGTCTACGAGCGGCTCGCTAACGGCGGCAAGGCCAAGGCCACGAGCCACCCCATCTACCGTCTGCTGCACATGCAGCCGAACCCGTGGCAGACGGCCCAAGAGTTCCGCGATTGGATGACCGGCATGTATCTCCACTACGGTGCGAGCTACGCCGAGATTCGCCCTGGCGCTCGTGGCGCAGTCTCTGAGCTGTGGCCGCTGCACTCCAGCCGGATGACGCCCGAGCGGCTTGAGAACGGCAGCGTTCGGTACAAGTACCGCGAGCCAAGCGGACGCGAGACGATCTACAGCCAGGAGCAGATTTTTTGCCTGCGGTTCACAACCGAGGACGGCGTGACGCCGGTGCCCACGTACAAGATGTTCCAGAACGTGATCGGGCTGGCCCAAGCAATAGAGACGCACGCCGCCAAGTACTTCGGCTCAGGGGCACGGCCGGGCGTGATTCTTGAGTCTGAAAATCCAATCCCGGTTGAGGCTGCCGAGCGGCTTCGCGAGTCGTGGGAGCGGATGCACCGAGGGCCTGACCGTGCTCACCGCACGGCAGTGCTGCCCAATGGCGTGAAGGCCCACGAGTTGAGCAGCAGCAACGAGGCTGCCCAGATGCTGGAGAGTCGGGCGTTTTCGGTGATTGAGTGCTGCCGGCTGTTCCGTGTGCCGCCGCACATGATTCAGAGCTTGGAGCGTTCGACGTTCAATAACATCGAAGTGCAGGGAACGGAGTTTGTGCAGCACTGTCTGATGCCGCACCTTAAGCGTTGGGAAGCCGCCATCTCGCGGGATCTCATTGTTGATGATGAGCGGTATTTCGCCGAGCACGTTGTGAGCGGTCTGCTCCGTGGCGACCACGCCGCCCGTGCTTCGTATTTCGTGTCGGCCCTGCAGAACGGCTGGATGAGCGTGAACGAGATTCGCGAGCTTGAGAACCTCAACCCGATCGGGCCGGAAGGTGACAAGCACTTCGTGCAGCTGAACATGACCACGCTGGAGAAGGCCGGCGAAGAGCCGCCAGCAACAGAGCCGATGCCCGAGCCGCCAGCGGCCGAAGACGAGACGAGCCCAGAGGATGACGCCGAAGACCAGGCCGAGCAGGAGGACACGCCCGATGGAACTTGAGCGACGCTGCCTTGCGTTTGAGGAGTGCCCAGAAGCCGAGCTCACGATTGAGACTCGTGCCAACGGCACGCAGGTGCTGACGGGCTACGCAGCCGTCTACAACCGATTCAGCCTGCCGCTTCGTGAGGGCGGATCGCAGTTCCGCGAGATCATCCTGCCCGGTGCGTTTGACAAGATCCTGAACCGCCAGCGTGGCAAGAGCGACGTGGTGGCACTGCTGAATCACGACGCCAATCTGATTCTCGGCCGCACGTCGAGCGGGACGCTGGAGCTTTCCAGCGACGATAAGGGGCTGCGATACACGGTGACGCCGCCCGACACGCAGGTAGGGCGTGACACGCTTGAGCTCGTGCGTCGGCGTGACTTGCGTGGCAGTTCTTTCGCCTTTGGGCTGTCAGGCCCAAACGCCGAGCGGTGGACGAGCGATGAGCAAGGTGCCATCCGTGAGATCCGAGAGGTTTCGCTGCTGGCAGACGTGAGCGTAGTGCTGACGCCCGCATACCCAGCAAGCAGCGTGACGGTGGCCCAGCGTTCGTACGAAGCATGGGTGGCATCGCAGACTTCAGAGACTCCCGAGCCAGCGGCCCAGGCGGTCTGCTCGCGTTCGGCCCTGCGGGGCGTCGCCGCCGCCTGGGCCGCAAAACTTCGGCTGAAGAATGTCTGAGCCTCGCTGCACATGCGGAGAGAAGTTGCGAACCCGCAGCAGTCGCCCATGCGGTGACGAGCGGCAGCGTTATCTGCGTTGCCCACGATGCGGCCAGCGTGCTGTTGCGTTTGTAAAAACAACGCTTTCTGCCATTCGCTTCTGCAAGGCACCACGCCCGTAGTGGCATCGTGAACTTCATCGGCAATACCGCCGGCGGAGATCACATACGTGGACAACCTCAAGAAGCTGCAGAACGAGGCCATTGAACTGGCCAACCGGATCGACGCCGTGCGGGCGATCGAGAGCACCGATGCCGACAAGATCGCCGAGCGTGATCTTGAGCTCGAGACGCTGAACGCGGACGCCGCGAAGCTCTCCAAGAAGATTGACTTTGAGAAGTCGGTGGCCGAGGCGTCCAAGAATCTCCGCTCGGTCGTGGATCGCTGCACCCCGGCTCCCGAGGTGCGTGCCGAGGAGCCCAAGGTGCGGATCGAGTCCGTGCCGTTCTCGGGCAAGCTGCGGGCGTTCAAGTCCGAAGAGGACGCCTACAAGGCCGGTATGTGGATCAAGGGCCACCTGCGTGGTGATGCCGAGGCGAAGCGGTGGTGCCAGGATTACGGTGTTGAGGCTCGTGCCCAAGGCTCGACTGGTTCGACCACTGGCTCGGCTTTCGTGCCCGACATCCTGAGCAATCAGGTGCTGCGGCTCGTCAACGAGGATTCGGTTTTTGCGTCGAACGCCACCCCCGTGACGATGCCTTCCGACGTGGTGCTCGTGCCGCGCAGGACCGGCGGTGCTACGGCGTACTGGGTCAACGAAAACACGGCCATCACGGACAGCGACCCGACTCACAGCCAGATCACTCTGACTGCGAAGAAGGTCACGGCGGCAACCAAGGTTGCCACCGAGCTCTTCGAGGATTCGGTTGTGTCGATCGCTGACATGCTCGCTACGGAGCTGGCCTACACGCTGACGCAGGCCGTCGAGACGGTGGCCTTCAACGGCAACTCGGGCAACGCTCCGAGCGTGGCTGGCATCCTGACGAGCAACGGCATCCTCAAGAACTCGTCGGCTGACTACGCCGCGAGCCTCGTGACGGCTGCCGGTGACACCCCGGACGAGATCACGAAGGCCAACCTGCTGACGATGATGGGCACCATGCCCTCTCACAGCCGGCAGGGTGCCGCCTGGATCGTCTCGCCCTACGTGTTCGCCACCTGCTTCCAGGCTCTCGACGCCGCTCAGGGTGGCTCGGTTGGCTTGGCTCAGGGGCTCGGCCTGACGTTTATGGGCTACCCGGTGCTCCTCTCGCACCAGTGCGAGAGCACCGGCGACCTGACGGGCAAGGTAATGGCTCTGTTCGCCAACCTCCGCAACGCCGCCCACTTCGGCGTGCGTCGCGGGCTCGAGATCGCGTCGAGCGATCAGGTGGCCTTCCTGAGCGATCAGGTGGTGGTGCGGGCGACGATGCGGTGTGCCATCTCGTGGAGCGAGCTCGGCAGCGACACCGTCGCTGGCCCGGTCATCGCCCTCAAGGGTGCCTGAGCCTGACGGCTTGACATGATGTGCAGACTGGGCGGGCCGCTCCACACCGGGGCGGCCCGCTCTTTTGCAGGGGAATCATGCTCGTCAAAGTCGGCGGCACAGAAGTCGATATCCGCGTCGAGGCAATCCTGTCGATGCCTCGCGTTTCGTTTACTGCCAACCACTTCGCGTGGGCTCAGGCACTCATGCCTTTGGGCATTCGTCCAACGATGGGCACTGGGGCGTTCTGGGATCAAGTCAACACTCGCGTCATGGAGCAGTTCATCGACACGGCGGAATATCTGCTGTGCATCGACTACGACACATTCTTCACGCGGCAGGACGTTGAGACGCTTTTCGCGATGGCAATGACGTTTCAGTGCGACGCGATCACTGGGCTGCAGACGAAACGCGAAGACGGCCGCCCGATGCTGACGCTTAAGGGCACGCTGGACGCACCGCCCGAGGAGGGGCACACGCAGCTGCCGGCGTCGTGGTTTGCCGAGCCCGTGCAGGAGGTGGACACGGCACATTTCGGCTGCACCGTGATTTCGACGGCCGCGCTTAAGCGGAATAACAAGCCCTGGTTTTGGAGCAGGCCCGGCCCAGACGGCTCGTGGAATGAAGGCCGGCTCGATCCAGATATCTGGTGGTGGAAGAACTGGCGAGAAAGCGGGAACCGCGTATTTGTCTCGCCTCGCGTCGTTCTTGGCCACGGGGAATACGTGGTGACGTGGCCAGGCAAGAACCTTTCGGCCCCTGTTTTCCAGTGGACTACTGAGTTCACGAACACCGGCAAGCGGCCAGAAACTGCATGGAGCGTGGGCTAATGGTCAAACTGAGATTTACCCGCGCGTGGCGTGGCTACCGCAAAGGGCAGCAGGCCGACGTGCCGGGCGGGCTCGCCACGCAGCTGCTCGCCCAGCGTGTCGCTGTTGAGGACAACCAGGGCAACCTGCTCGAGACGGCAGCACTCGACACGCCAGCAGAAACAGCAGACGCCACGCCGAAGCGCCGAGGACGCCGTGCAGTACCGCAGCCTGACAAGACAGACCGGGCCAGCCGTTGAGCCCGTGACGGTGGCAGAGGCCAAGGCCCATCTGCGGGTAGACACGAGCGACGATGACACCTACATCGGCACGCTCATCACTGCGGCACGGCAGTGGGTTGAGGAGTACCTAGACCGCACCCTGGTGCATACGCAGTGGGTTATGCGGCTCGACAAGTTCCCCGACAACGGCACCGAGGACGTGCCGCTGCCCAGGCCGCCGATGGTGACGAGCGGAACCGCTACGGCCGTCTCGCTGACGTTCACGGCCGAGAACGGAACGACGAGCACCTACAGCACGTCGAGCTTCCGCGTGGACAGAAACGCCACGCCCGGGGCCGTCAAAACGCTGTACGGCCAGACGTGGCCGCAGCACCTGTGGGATGACAACGCCATCAGCGTGACGTGGTGGGCTGGCTACGGGGCTTCTGGCTCAAGCGTGCCGGCGGCGATTCGTCACGCCGTTTTGATGCTCGTGGGCCATTGGTACGACGGTGCCAGGCAGGCTGCTGTTTCAAGTGGAGCAGTCCCGCAAGACGTGCCATTTGGCGTGAAGTCTTTGCTTGACTCGCAGAAATGGGGCAGCTACCGATGAGCATCGAAGGCCGCATTAATGTTGACGTTCTGTTTCACGACAAGGACGGTACTGCGTCGCTCAAGGTTGTGAGCCTGCAGGATTCTGACGCCTATACGACTGGTGCTATGGCTTACTGGAGCGGCACCTGCGGCACCACTTCAGTGACGCTAACCTTTTCGCCAACGACGTACCGCAACGCCTCTGGGCAGATTGTCAACGTTGCTCCAGGCGGACTTGGACGCATTGCATTTCTTGCGAGCGGCAACGGCGGGACGCTGTCGCAGGTCAACGGATCGCTCTACATGATCTCCCAGGACCACGCTTGCGTTAGCAACATTGACGAGCAGGAGTCCGTGTCTGTTGCGGCGCTTAACGGCACGACTCGCTACACGGTTGTCGTGTGGAGTGAGTCTTAATGGACGCCGGCCGCCTCCGCGAGCGCGTGACCGTGCAGCAGGCTGCGGAGACTCGCAACGCCCTGGGCGAAACCGTTCTTTCATGGAGCACGTTTGCCGAGCGATGGGCGAGCGTCGAAGGCGTTTCGGCACGCGAGGCTCTTGCAGCTGGGCAGCAAGATGTGACTATCACGCACCGAGTCCGCATGCGGCACGTAAGCGGCATGACGCAAAATATGCGGATCTATTGGCGATCACGGACGCTCAATATTATCAGCCTTCTCGAGTACGACAACCGCTCAGAGCACGTCGCCATCTGCGAAGAGGTGACGTGATGGCTGGCGGCATCGACATCAAGGTTGACTTTCCCGAGATAAAGCAGTTACGGGACGCCTTTCGTGGCTTTCGGCCAAGCCTTGCACGTAAGCACATGGGCGCAGCGATCCGCAGAAGTTTAGCTCCAGGCCTTACTGCTCTTCGCGGAAACGTCACCAAGGGGCCAACGGGCAACTTGTCGCGGTCAATAACCAGCAAAGTCAAAACGTACCGCAATGGCAACGCTGTCGGCCTGGTTGGATTTGTCGCAGCCGGAAGCGGCAAGAACAAGTCGGCAGGCGGCGGCTCAGTAAAAAAAGGCAAGGACCGAGCGTTTCATGCCGGCTTTTTAGAGTTTGGCACGAAAGAGCGAGTAATAAAAACCTCGTCTCGCCGAGGCGGAGCGTCGATTGCCTCAAGCTTTAAAACGCTTGGCCCGTTCAAGATCGCAAAGGTGGCAAAACGTGGAAAGTTTGCTGGCGTTGTTCGCGTCAATACGTCGCCGAAATATCCGAAAGCGTTTTTCAAAAAGGCACCGAGCGGCCAGCTTCTTAGCGTGCGCGAAATGCCTGTCGGAGGCAAGAAGGGCCAGCCGCCTGTCAGGACTGCTTACCGAGAATCTCTGAGCTCAATGCGTTCGGCCTTAGCGATTGAAATGACAAAATCGTTGATCAATGCACAGAAAGACTTGGCGGACAGGTTTCCCGTGAAGCCGCGAGGATAGCCCGTGCTAAAGTCTCCCGAGACGGTTCTTGCTCGCGCTCTGGCTGCTGCCCCTGAGGTGGCAATCCTAGTGGGCACTCGTGCCTATCCGGTGCTGGCACCAGCGTCCGCATCATTGCCGTTTATGACTTGGCGTCGCGCTGCTATTGACCGGGAGCAGACGCTTGGCGTTCCGGCTGGAATGCCTCGAGTAACGGTCGAGTTTTCAATCTACGCCACCACGTACCAATCGGCTCGTCAGGTAGCCGACTCGGTGCGAGCGGTTCTGGATGGATACGGTGGAAGTTTCGAAAATACAACGGTACGGCAAGCGGCCTTGCAAGACGAGTCAGACGACTTTGTGACTCTAGCTGGGACTGACTTGCCGCCCGTGTACCAAATCACGCAGCGTTACGACGTAATGTGGAGTGAGGACTAGCAGATGCCATACACGCCGCACGACAGCGCAGGGACGAACTTTGTTTTTGCTGGCTCCACCTATACCGTCACCTCCATCACGTACAGCATTACTGACAACGCTGCCGCCGATGCGATTGACGTTTCTCATCTTGGCCAAACCACCGGCCAGACAGTGCTGACGATTTCGCGGCCCCTCAAGGGATCTGCCGGTGACACTGGCAAGGAAGTTTCTATTGAATACTTGGCAGCGTCTGGCTCGCCGATCGCTCAAGGCCAGACTGGGACTCTTGCCATTACTGGCGGCGTAACTCTCTCGGTTACGGCGACGTGCAAGAGTTCAAGCATTACGCTTACGGTCAATGACGCGGTGCGTGGCTCGGCTGCTTTCCAGGTGCCCTAATCGCCACAGGGGGAATCTGTGGCGTCATACTCTGAAAACGTCTCCGTTTCTTGGGGCGGAGTTGCGTTCACCGAGGTTGTCGGCCTCGATTGGCAATATGGCGGCGGATCGCCAAAAGGCCGCAGCGTCGCCTGGACGGATGAGGCTGGCACTGTCACTGTGTCGTCGCTTGGCTCCGCTAATACAAGCGTGAGCGAATACGGGCTCCGCAAGCTGCTGGTGATATCTGGCGGCGGCCAGTCCTTGACGAACTACGCAATATGGGAGTCACTGGACGTTGCGAATGAGGTAAACGGCGTGACCCGGTTTACCGTGACGTTCAAACTACTTGATGGGTGAGCCATGGGACTACGCGAGCAGATCAAGGCGGCAAGCGTCCGTAAGCCGTTAAAGGTGCACGTAAAGCAGTGGAACATCGACGTATACGTGCGAGTGATGAGCGTTGGCGAGCGTGATGAATGGGAGCTTGCCTGGATTGACATTCGCAGCAAAGGCGTTGCAAAGTTTGACAACTTCAGAGCGTTTTATTTAGTTCGCACCCTGTGCGACGAGCACGGCGTCCGCATATGGCAAGACAACGAGATCGGCGAAGTGGCATCGCTTGACGGCGCAGTAATGAGCGAGCTTTTTGACGTGGCCCAAAAACACAACAAACTCACGGAGGCGGACGTAGTCGAACTAGCCGGCGAGCTTTAACGCTAGGCCGTCCAGGCGATTTTTGTTCATGCTGGCAAGTCACCTTCGCATGACAGTCGGCCAGATTGAACGTGAAATGGACAGCCACGAGCTCAGCGAATGGCTGGCGTTTGCTCGGTACTATCAGCCGCTTGATAACTCATGGGCTCAGACTGGACTACTGGCAAGTTCGACTATCGGGCCGCACATGCGACGCGGGCACTGGCCTTCACCAGCTGACTTTATTCCTGTCGAGAAACCCCCGCAACACAAGACGCAGATGATTAGTGTTCTTGAGCAAATGAAACGCGACCTAGACGGCAAGTAGCATGAGCACTGCACTCGGGCTTGCTATGCAGATCACGGCAAACACTGCCCAGCTGGCGCAGGCCGTGGCTGACGTTAACAAGCGGCTTGACTCAATGGGCGAGGCTGGCAAAAAAGCGTCTGATGACCTATCTACCCTCAAGAACATTGAGATTGCCAAGCTGGCGCTTGGCGGCCTGCGTGCCGCAACATCAGCATTCCTTAGCTTCAGCGGTGCAGTCACAGGTGCCGTGTCGAACGTCGCTTCTTTTGCGCTGAGCGTTGGCGAAGAGCTTGATGCTCTAAACGACGTTGCCAACCGTACTGGCGTTGGCGTTGAAGCATTGCAGGCGTACGCCAGAGCAGCAGCGGATACCGGCGTGAGTGTTGAAGCGTTCGCTAAGCAGATTCAGGTCTTAACCATTAATATCGGCAAGGCAACACTAGACGAGAAAGCTCAAAAGAAGTTTGAAGAGCTTGGCATCGTCTTTGCGGACCTGAAGGAGCTAACCCCCGAAAAGCAGTTCGAGCAGATTGTTGATGCCATCGCTGGCATCGCCGATCCGGCTGAGCGGGCGGCGACGGCGATTAAGTTCTTTGGCAAAGGCGGAATCCAGCTGGGCGAGTTGTTCACGCTCGGCCCTGGTGCGCTGGCTCGCATGCGTGAGGAGGCTGTGTCTCTGGGTCAAGTCGTGAGCGAGGATGCAGTAAAGGCAATCGACAACATGAACGACTCTTTTGCTGCCGTCTACGCGACAGTGAAGGGGCTGGCCGGTGCAATCCTTGGCGAGTTGGCAGGGCCAATCAGCACGATTGCCCAAGAGTTGCTTGGCGTCATTCGCCAGGCAGGCCCACAGCAGATCGCTCAGCAGGTGGCCGCAGGCCTTCTTGATTTCATCAAGCTTGCAGGCAATGCCTTTTTCAAGCTGGCACAGTTTATTGAGGCATTTGTCAACAAGTTCGCCCCGATACTGGGAATCGACATCCGCACGGAAGCAGAGAAAGAATTGCAATCCTTGCGAGATCAGCAATCAAGAGCGTCTGCTGCAGTGGGTTTTGGCGGGCAGGGTGGAGTTGTCCCCGAGGCGCTCAGGGGGCAGGCATTGACCCCTGAGCAGATATCGAGGCTCAGGGAGCTTGAAGCTCAAGTTGCCGCCGAAGCTGCTGGCGGGGTGCTGACTCAGTTTCAAGCCAACTTCAACAGTGCAATCGACACCGCATCAGAAAGCCTACGGCAACGAATGGCCGCCCAGGCTGGTAATGCTGAGCCGAATGACGCCGAGCGAGAGCAAGTTCGCCTGCTAAATCAAATCAACCGCAACGGACAAGTCGGCGTAGTGGAGTTTTTGTAGGAATGGCAGTCATCGGTTTTCGAGAAATCATTCCGCGTACGCTGTCGCATCGGTTTGGCGAAAGCCCTACCGCCGAAAGAAAATACACGGTAACTGTTGACGAGCCGACAAGTTCCGCCATCGTCATTGGGACTGTTGGAATCCTGCACGGAGATCCTCACCCTGAGTATCCGTTTCTCAGGATGCTTGATGCGTCGATGGTGGAGGCCGATCGACAGCACGTCGAAATAACCTACAGATACGAACTGCCAAACCAAGAGAATCTTGACGCCAACCCTCTTGCCAGGCCAGACGTTTGGTCATTCACGACATCCGGCGCACAGGTGCCTTTTCTCTCTTATTATGACGGCAGTGGAAACACCAGCATCAAGCCACTTGTGAACGCCGCTGGGGATTTCATTGAGGGCATGACTGTACTTGCCCCTGAGGTAAGGGCTTCTATTTCTGGGAACAGAAGTGTTTTCCCGATGGCACTTGCGGCTGAGGTCACTAACGCAATAAACAGCTCCCCGTACCTTAACGGCGATGCGTATACCTGGCAGTGCAATGGGATCTCCGGCCAGCAAGCGAGCGAAGTAATCAACGGCGTTGAAGTTCGCTATTGGCAGATCACCGTTGAGCTTACTTATCGAAAAGGCGGATATATCGAGAAGGTTCCGCACGTTGGCTGGCACTACATCGACGGCGGAAAAAAACGCCGCGTCTGGGCCTGGAACGAATCAGGAGATGAAAAGATAGACGCCAGTGCTCCACAGCCGCTTACCTCGACCGGTGCGCTCAAGTATCCGGGGGCCGAAGGCGAGCCCGACCAGCTATTGAGGCGGCCTTACCCAGTTGCAGACTTTGCCTCCTACTTCGGCACGCCGCCGTTCTAAGCCATGTCCTACCAGCGAAACCTTTCGATTGCCTCGGCCGGCACAGCTGGCGTGCGGGTGACGTTCTGCAGCACGTCCTACTCTGGCACGTTCTCGTGCACGTCTTACCCGGTGTTTTCTCAGACGACCACCGAAGGCACCAACCGCTATACCGTGAACAGCCCACTTAAGCAGTTGTCTCCTGCTGGAGGCTACGCAGCGGCAAACAATCCATCGGTTTCCTACGACAGCACCACCGGCACGGCATTGGTGACGTTTACGTACGGCAACACGTACAGCGACACACTGCAGGAGTATGAGGCTGGCGGCAGCCCCAGGCGGTATCGGTACATCCTTCACGCCTCGGGGCACACGCCTGCGACGGCGTATGCGGCCAGCGTTTCAGCGAGCACCGCCGTCGTGATGTTCGGCAGCGTTGACGTGCGAGTTGCCAACACGGCAAGTGCTTCGTTTATCAGCGTGTGCTCCGACACGCTCGAGGGCAGCGTTGGCGGGGGGCTCTAGTCATGGCCCAAAAGCCAGACGGCTCTGCCGCCAAGACTGAACGGGTGACGTTCACGAGGCCTGCGGCCGAGCGGATTGCCAAGGTTGTGCGGACTGTCGAGAGCGGCGACCGCAACCAGGCGGGCCTATCTTTTTCCCGTGTTCTGCCTGGTGCATCCGTTTCAGGTGTAAGGCTCGCACGCTACACGGCAACCACGTCATGGGTGAAAAACGCTATCAAGCCCGTTGTGTTTGTGACGGCAAACACCAGCCTTATCGCTTTCTCAGGAAGCACTGCCACGGCCGTCAACAGATTTGCGATCATTCCCGGCCATACGGGGTCAGGCACTAGCACGACCAATGGCGTCCTGCTGAGTCTGCAAAAGGTTGGCGGGCTCTGGACCGTGATGAATGCGGAGTCCTGAGCATGCTTTTCGGTGATCAGGAGAACCCGAAAGTCATCTCGTGGGGCAATCCTGGGATTGCGTCAGGAAACCCACGGCAATCCGCAAGGCTCGCTGCTGGGCGTCGAACTGATAACGCAGATTATCTCCGCACGTATGTGCCAGTCATTACGGCCGCAACCGCCGACTATCGGGTGCAGCCTGTGCGAGTTGATACAGCAACTCGGCTGTCAATGACTTACGTGAGCATGGCTACCGAGCATCTGCCGGAACGCTTTGGGGGCTCGTACCGTGGGCGCGTCTATGCTGTTGATGCAAACGGCCAACTTCAGGGATGGGGACACAACCCAGCGAGTGCGGGAGATATAAGAAACCCAGATGTTTTTGCGGATTATGTTTTTAAGTCTCCGATCTTGCTATCAAGCAGCGATGACAGGGCAGCCAACTCGCGAGTTGTGTCTTTTAAGAAGGTCGTAAGCTACCAAAGTCAGCCGCACGGCGGGTTGCTTGCCTTGTCAGACTCTGGAGTGCTCTACGGCACAGACTCCGTTTCGTTAGACAACGCAGGCTCTGCAGCCACAGCGAGCTTTGACGTGATGCGGCCGGTTTCTACGCAGGCTTGGAAGGACGTGGTGACGTTTGGTGCGTTGTCGGAAATCGTGATGGCAATACGCGACGATGGCACGCTTTGGACAACTGGGCCACTAAGGTCGTCCGCAGCAAATCAAACATCGCAACTTAAAGGAATAGTTTCAGCGGTTTATTTATCGCAGCCGCACACGCAATCCACACTTAAATCAAACTCAATCAGCTACATAGTGAGCAATCCTGCATCTGGCGGGCGACGATTAACTTTTTCTGTTGAGCGTAAAACAGAAACTTCTGCGTATGAAGTGACTCGCGTCAGCGAGTCTGGCTTGTTCTATACATCTGATCCGATTCTAACTCTGGGGCCGACAGAAAACACAACCAATCCTCCTGTCGTTCGGCTTGAGATGATGCCGGAAACTGGCTGGGAGCAGTTGTCTGCCAGCAATGAAAATGTATTACTGCTTAACCGCAGCGGCGGTGTATCCAAGGTTTTTGTTGGGTACTATAACGCCACGCCGCAGGACTTCATGCCCACTGAGCCAGAACTTAGCGGCATTCGTGGCATTTCCGAAATCCGCCACCTTCCTGGAGCCAGCGACCACACGGCCAATCCGTACAAAGATGTTGTCGCGGTTCACATGGCGCAGGGGGTTTTTGACGGCCCGGTAAGCAGGAGCCCTGCAAGCGCGTTTTTTATTCGTGGCACACAGAGCACTAGCAAGTCTAACCTGCTGGCGCTAGGCGATAACTTGTTTGGGCAGCTAGGAGTTGGCAGCACCGCCGCGATTGTACGAACGCCGACAGAGGTGCCTTCGCCAGACTCTAAGGACTTTATCGTTAAGAGAGTCGCAAGCTCGAGGATGAACACTTTCGTCATTCGGGAAGGTGACGATTTACCGGGCTTTGAAGGAACGCACGTCCAGCACCTTTACACTGCTGGGAGTCCACAGTTCAGCGGAGGAACGACGGCCACGGCAAACATACGAAGGTTCACGCCGGTACTTGGGGTCAATGGAACCGCCAGCAAATGGGAGCACGTTTTTGCGTTTGGAGAGTATGAAGCCGACTACACCGCCCGCACAGTGGCGCTGCACTTTGCGTCATATTCTACAGTCCCTGCGGATGTGGTGCAGTAGTTGACGCCCCTGCCATAGTCGGGCGAAAGGAGACGCCCGTGGCCGAGGATCACGTCTTTACGCTCAACGGTGACGAGCGGTGGCTCATCCGTTTCACTGATCTCAAGGGCCAGGCGTACGGCTACACGTTCAGCCAGAAGGCGAAGCGGCCACGCATCCTTATCCACGACGGGCTTCGCGGTCGGCACCGGCTCACGATCATCGTGCACGAGCTGCTGCACGCTCTTTACCCCACGGCCAGCGAGGAGCACACGGAGCAGGCTGGCAAGGACATTGCCAGGGTGCTCTACAGCCTCGGATACAGAGAGGTGCAGGATGGCTAGAAGTGCAGGCACGTTTCGCCGAAAGAACGCTAGCGACCCTTGGAACGTCACGACGCTCGAGCACGGCGTTACTCGCATCGACTTCGCCCAGCGGCTCTGGGTGCTGCTCTCCAGCGACTGGCACTGGGACTCCGTGAAGTGCGACCGCGAGAAACTCCGCAGCGACCTGCAGAAGGCCAAGCAGTTGAACGCCGCCGTGCTGTCTATCGGCGATCACTTCGACGCGATGGGCGGCAAGTACGACCCACGATCAAACGGTAAGCACGACGTGCGGCCCGAGTTTCAGAGGGGCAACTACTACGACGACATCGTGACTCAGTGCGCCGAGTGGCTTGAGCCATACCGCGAGCAGATGGCACTCATCACTCCAGGCAACCACGAGACGGCCGTTCGGAAGCGGATGGAAACGTGCTTGACCACGCGACTGGTGGAGCAGCTGCGAGTGCGTGGCAGCAAGTGCCGGCACGCTGGCTACGCCGGCTGGGTGTTGTTCAAAGCCAAGAGTGGCAAGACGGCGACGGCTCACTACAAACTCTGGTACCACCATGGTTATGGCGGCGGTGGCCCTGTTACCAGAGGCGTGATTGACTACAGCCGCTATCTCGTGGACATCGACGCCGACGCGATTCACGCCGGGCACATCCACCAACGCACTTTGATTGAGGCGAGCCGGCAGCGGCTCTCGCCCACCGGCATGCCGAAGATCCGCCCGATCCACCTTGTGCGTTCGGCGGCGTACAAGCAGGAGTGCCTGACAGATGGATGGGCCGTCGAGAAGGGCATGAGCTCAAGGCCGCTCGGCGGCTGGTGGATGCTGTTGCGGTGGAACGTAGAACACACGGAACTCCGAGCATCATTTCACGACTCACCAAGGGATGACGATGACAACGACGATTGACGCAGCCAACGACGCACTCCGCACTGCCGTGCAGCAACGCCGCGAAGCCCAGGCCGCCGGAAGGCCGCATGAGGAGTGGTATGGCGAACGTGTCGCAGAAACGACGCCAGAGCGACACATCGCGGCCGACATGTTGCACGACGCGACACGTCTGAGCGACGAGGATTTGCAGCAGCAGATTGAGGAGCACCACCTACTCCGGGCCGGGCTCACGCAAGACGAACTAGACGAAGCCCTGGAGCGGCTGGCCGGCGACGGCATCACGCACGAGCAGCGGCCGGGCTCTTTGCCATTTCTTGAGTTGCTCGAGGAGTTGCGGCAGTTGCACCTGAGCAAGTCGCAGGACTACGGCAGTGAAAGCGATCCGCTCGCGAACATACGCCAGGGCGCAGAGTTCGTCGGCATTGAGCCATGGCGTGGCTGCATGGTGCGAGTGGCCGACAAGGTGCAGAGACTTCGCACCTACTGCCGCACCGGCCGCCTGGTCCACGAGGGCGTGCGTGACACGCTTCTGGATCTCGCGGCGTATAGCCTGCTGGCAATCGTGCTCTTCGACGAGGGCCGCAATGCCTGAGCCGCTCACCGACGCCTATTTGATTGAGTGTGAGCAGCACGCTCGCCGGTTCCAAGGAGCATGGACGGGAACCAGCGGCGACCTGGCGTCTAGGCTGTGGCACTGCATTCAAGAGATACGGCGGCTCCGCGTCGAGCTTGCACTCAAAGAGAACGCATGAGCCGGGCGGCGGGTTGAGTCGTGGGTTTTCATCCTTTCCCCGCGACTCCCCGCCTGCTCGGCTACCTTGGCTTTCCCGGCCAGCCGAGATCTAGCGGCGGCAGTGCCGCCGTGCTGTCTGTATCACTGGGGCATATCGCGGGATCTACATATACCTGCTGGAGTTTTGGGTCGCTGTGATCGAGCAGCTGCGTGGCTGCGGCCCGGCCACCAGCTAGGGCGGCGTATGAGGCTGCCGTTCTGCGAAGCCCGTGAAAGCCTCGGTACTTCACGCCGGCAGATTTGCACAGGCACTTGAGGCTTGCCCACTGGCTGCGACTGCGGCGGTCCCACGGCCATACCAGTTCGTGATCCTCGCGGCGGTGCTGGGCCAGCATGGAGGCAAGTTCCGGTGTTATCTGCCGCTGAATGTCCCTGGTTGCCCCTTTGCGGCTCTCGCCACGAAATATGACCTGACGCCCGGCTAGATCGACATCGCCCCACCTGAGCGACGTAGTGGCCTCGTACCGCTCTCCGGTGCAGTAAATCGTGTAGATGAGCGTGGCCCACCACCACGACGCCGGCAGGCCGTCGATGTACCCGATGCGGTGCCGGCACCGCCGCACCAGGGCGGCCACATCGTCAGCCGTGTAGGCCCGGCCAGTGGGCAACCGCTTCGGCACCTTGATCTTCGGCAGTTCCGGGAACTCGGCCGCCAGCCGCTTGCGGGCTGCGTAAGTCCAGAACGCCTGGATCATCACCTTGTCTTTGCATACGGAAGCTGGGCTCGGCCGCCGACCTTTCCAGCCTGGCGTTTCGGCTCGCCACCGCAGATACCTCGCTATCACCAAATCATCGAGATCTTTGACCGTCGCCTCGCGTCCAAGGAAAAGCTCGAGCCGATCCACGAGCATTCCGTAGAGGGCGACCGTCTTGCCCTTGAGCCCCCGTAACAGAGCGTAACGCTCAACCAGTTCTCGCAACGTCATAGCCATGGCTGATGATCCCCGGTACGTGAACGGCTGTCCATGCCCCGTACATACTATACAACCCCTCGACTCCCGCCGCCTCCACTCGACATCTCGTACACCACTGTACGCCGAACGGGCTTGGCAGAGCAATCTGCCGGATTCCGGCGGCGGCGGTGGGGTGCGGGGTGGCGGTTTGACCAACTACCGTTCCGAAGTAGTATTGAGGCATGATTGCCATGGCCCACAAGATTGAAGGCGGCGAATACCTCACCATTGCCGAGGCTGTCGATTACATCGGCTGCACGGACTCTTGGGTGCGGCACCTGATCCGCGAGGGCAAACTGCGGGTGCGGACGTTCTCAGAGCGGGTCAAGCTTGTGCCGCTGGCCGAGGCTGACCGTGCTCGGGACGGGCTGACCACCAGGGCCAAGGCCAAAAAGCACCTGGCCAAGCGGCCAGCCGCCAAGCGGAAGAAGCCCAAGAAGGCTGCCGCCCGCCGGAAGTAGCGTTTTCCCCGGCAAAAACAGCCCACAAAAAAATCTTTTCTCATGCCCTTGACGCCTAACTTCCGATCCGTATCATATGGGCGTGGCGAGCAAATGAGACTCGCCGGCCAGCAACACGGGAGACGAAACGATGAACGCCGCCTTCGCAATCACCGAGCCCACCAAGACGATGCAAGACACCCTCAAGGTTCTTGAGGACGCTCGCGGCTGGAAGTACCCGATCAAGCCGGTGACGTGCCGCGCCGAGTCGTTCGCTCGCGAGCTCGCGGCGGCGATGGATTTCTACTACGGCGGCCACGAGCTTGACGCCCGCCGCGACATCGACGGCAGCATCGTCTGGGTTGTCAGCAGCAAGGGCTACTACCACTACGTCGGTGCCTGACGCTCACCTGCCCGTCGGCAACTTCGCCGCCGGGCCACAACCACGAGACACAATGGGCCTGCGTTATGGCAAACCTGATGCACAAGCCAACGCTCTACAACGATCCGGCGACGGCGTGGCTAATGCGGCAGAGCAAGGCCGCTCTAGCTGACATGCTCACCGAGATGCTGCGGCTGCACAGCGGCCGGTGTGACGATCCGGCTACTGCCGAGGCTGCTGAGTCCCAGTTTTGCAATATACTAGAAGCCCGCAAAAGCCTGCGCGGCCTGCCTAAGAAGCTCGACGCCGAGACGCGCAGCCGCTGGACAGCCAACGGCGAGTGGAAGCCTTGGATCGACCGCTGACAATCGCACACGGTGGGGCCACCCGGCCAGCCGACAGGGGCGAAACGGGTGGCGATTCTTTACCCAAGGCCAAGGAGGGCCAACACATGAGCACGGATCTCTGGCTCGAGCTCGTCGTCGTCATTCTCAAGATCGTTGCTGCGGGGCTTGCACGTTAGCCCAACTCCCGTTAGCCTTCAGCCCAACTCCCGATACGCACCACCGACCCCTATACAAACTTTCGACTCCCCTAATCGACGTTTTTTCCGTGCGCCACGCACCAAAAAATGATTTGACTGACCGGTGAACGGGCGTACACTTCGCCCACTCAACAGAAGGAGAGCACCACGATGATCGTCACGAATGACAGCAGCCCGCACGAGGATCTCTACACGGCCGCCGTGCGGCACCTTCACGAGCAGACGCCGAGCTCCAGGCCCGAGCCCGCCGTTGGCGATTTCGTCAGCGGTTGCACCGCCGGCCGTCGCTGGCAGGGCCGGGTCGAGTGGATCAAAGGGGCAGAAATCTGCGTGAACACGGACGGGAGCTGGGTGTACGTGCCGGCAGCGGACATTACTCATTAGCGACTTGGCGAGGCCAGGCTCGGCACGGCGCGGCACGGCTGGGCAAGGCGAGGCGAGGCAAGGCAAGCACTTTTTAGGACCGGCGATCAGCGGAGCTAGTTACCGGAAGGAGTGGTGCGGAGCACCAGCAGCAAGGACGCAACACCACCGGCCTGGCACGACGCGAAAGCCGGATTTCTCAACCAGCAAAGGACGCAGATATGAGCACGGAAATCAGCACCAACACGACGCCGGCCAGGGGGCTGGCACTTCAGACGATGGGCGAGGCCATGGCTTTCGCCACGATGGTGGCGAAGAGCGACTTCGCCCCGAAGGACTTCAAGGGCAAGCCCGAGTCTTGCCTGCTGGCGATCCAGCACGGCAGCGAGGTGGGGCTGTCCCCGATGCAGTCGCTCCAGAGCATTGCCGTCATCAACGGCAGGCCGACGATCTGGGGTGACGCCGCCCTGGCCCTGGTGCAGAGCAGCCCCGTCTGCGAGTACGTCCGCGAATACTTAGAGGGTGACGGCGACAACCTGACGGCCGTCTGCGAGGCAAAGCGTCAGGGCTACCCGTCGCCCAGCGTCAGCCGGTTCTCGGTGGCAGACGCCAAGAAGGCTGGATTGTGGGGCAAGAGCGGCCCATGGACGCAGTACCCGCAAAGGATGCTGACGCTACGTGCTCGGGGCTTTGCCCTGCGTAATGCGTTTGCAGACGCCCTGCGTGGGCTTATCACGGCCGAGGAGGCACGCGACTACCCGACGCAGCCAGAGCCGGTGACGGTGCGGCCAAAGTTCCCTGAGCCGACGCCAGCACCAGAGCCAGCAAAGGCCACCGCCGAGGACATGCAGAAGAGCCGCCTGGCTGTGAACAAGGCAACGCGGCCAGCGGAGCTCGAGCGGATGCAGTCGATCGTTGAGCAGCGACTGCGTTCCGGCTTCTACACGACGGCCCAAGCTGACGAGTTGCTCAACCTCATCAACGGCAAGCTCGACATTCTCACCAGCGAGCCCGAGGACAACGGCCAGGAGTTCGCACACGAGGCCGCTGGCACGGAGGTGCACTCATGACAAGCGCCGAAGCCATCGCCGCCATTAACGCCGCAGCCAATCGACGCGAAGCCGCAGAGATCCGCGACAAGTGGATATGGGCCAACGGCGATCCGCAAACGGCAGAACGCGCCAGCGTTTGTGATGCAGTGATGACGCGATGGGGCGAGGCAATGATTGGCCCGCCGTCAGAGATCGGAAAACCGACAGGAGACTGAGCCCCGCCATGGGCTTGCGGCTGGACGCCGCATTGGCCGCCAGTACAGCACTCCAGAGGCGTCGTATCAGTGCAGCAGCGGACACCTGAGCCTTGGGTGGGCCGATGCCGGGTGCCCCACGAGACGGGGCCAATACACACGAAAGGATGCGTGATGCCAGGACGGCGAAAGATTGAGCCCCAGCGAGTGCGTGAACTGCTTGCCCAGGGCTGTAAGCAAACGCAGGTGGCAAGGCGGCTTGGCTATCCGAAGTCGGCGGTGTCGCAGATCGCCAACGGCAAGTACACAGAGGTGGCCAAGTGAGCGACTACTACCGAGAAACACCGCTGCCGCTGTTCGCCCAGCGAGCCCCTAGCGTCAACGGCTCGGCAACGTCAGCCGCAGCGGCCGACTCTCTCGACGGCACGACGCTCAACGCCCTGCAGCGTCGCGTCTACGAGTTCATCTGCCGGCGGCCCAGCACAGACGAGGAGATCGCCAACGAGCTCGAGATAAACCCGAGCACGGTGAGGCCACGGCGGATTGAGTTGGCACGGCGTGGGCTGATCGTGGAGGCCGGCACCAGGCGAACGGCGAGCGGACGGATGGCCACGGTGTGGAGGATGGCGTGAGCAACCTCTGTAACTTCATCGCGTTTTGGCGTCTGTGGAGGGAGTTAGGCAAGGCCGTATGGGCCTTGTGGAACCACATGCAATCCTCTTCGCCAGACTCTCACCGCAAGGGCAAACAGTGGGAAAACGAGTTCTCTGAGATGTGCAAGATGCGAGGCCTGTGTGTTGAAGAATCTCGCGGTCGCGAGGACAGAAACGTCGGCGGGCTCAAGGTGCAGTGCAAGGCCATCGACAGGGTTCACAACGGATGGATTGACATAGCAAACATGCGGCCCGTCAAAGCAAACGGCGGAGCGCGAGGCTACTTTCGTCGCGAGGTAGATGTAGTTGCGTTACGCAGCCAAGGGGCCGTGTATCTGATTCCAGCCGACTGGCTTTTGTGCGAGGACGGCACTATTCGCGGTCGCGTGAAGGCCGCAGACGTTGGCCAGTTCCAAGACAACTGGTCAGTGTTCGACGCCGACTACGAGCCGCCAGCGACCTCGCGTCAACTAACACTGCTGTAAGGGGAAAAGAGGCCACGGATGGCACGCACCCGTAGCATCAAGCCGTCGTTCTTCAAGAACGAGTTTCTGGCAGAGTGCGAGCCGATGGCCCGCCTGCTCTTCGTTGGCCTTTGGACGCTTGCTGATAGCCAGGGCCGCATGGAGTTTCGGCCGATGCGAATCAAGGCCGAGCTCTTCCCGTACGAAAACTGCGACATACTTGGCCTGCTTAAGCAGCTAGCCGACAGGGGCTTCGTCCGAGCCTACGAATCGGGCGACATGAAGGTGCTGGAGATCCCGACTTTTGGCCAGCACCAGCGGTGTCACCCCGACGAGCGTGACGAAGGGTTGCCGGCCCCAGACGAAGACGGCACAACCATCGTTTTTCCCGAGCGAAACGCAAAACCGGGAAATCCGGCGCATGAGCCGGGAAATGCAACGCTGGAGCCGGGAAATCCCCAGGCTTCTTGCGCCTTTAATCCTTTAATCCTTCTACCTTCTTCAAGTAGTGCTCCGAGCACGCCTAAGCGGCGGTGCTCGAAGCCAGCCGATCCGCTTCGGTGGACTGCGGAAAACGGCTGGGAAGGAATCACCGACGCTGACCATGCGGAATGGTCACAGGCTTACCCGGCGGCTGATCTTCCCGTCGAGTTGGCAAAAGCCACCCAGTGGCTGAAGGCCAACCCAAAGAAGGCACGGAAATCGAACTGGCGACGTTGGCTGACCACCGTGTGGCTCAGTAAGTGCCAGGATCGCGGCGGCACGCACCGAGAGCTAGGAAAGCGTCCAGACGAGAAGCCGCCGCCGAAGTCGTGGAAAGGCGAGTACCGCCCCGCACCGTATCGCCGGCCGCACGAAGTGGCCGCGCTTGCAGCGAATCTCAAACTCAAGGAGGAGGATCTATGACCGAGACGACGACGCTGCCTCTGACCGAGAAGCAGCAGGCCATCCTGGCCTACATCAGAGCAAACACCGAGGCCGCATCTCCAACGTGTCGCCAGATTGCCCAGGCGTTCGGCTTCAAGTCGCCGCATGCCGTGACGGTTCACCTTGACGCACTGGAGAAAAAGGGTCGCATCCGCCGCCTTCCAGGCCGCAGCCGAAACATTGAGGTGATCGCATGAGTACGCAAGAGATTGTCGAATACCTGCGTGGCCTGGCCGAGGCCACCGCAACAGTTGCCAACGCCGCCGACACGGGCCGCGTGAGCAAGGCCCGGCTCAACATGCAGGCGAGCGTGCTGCTTGAGGCGTGCGACTCGCTGCTTAAGATCGACGCCGAGTGCACGCAGCTGCGTGAGCGGCTCGTGCGGCAGGCGTGCTGGTTCGAGCAGTTCGAGGCGGCGACGCAGCCGAAGAGCTGGACGCTGCTTGAGGACGACGACTGCGACGATCCGGGGGTGGCACTGTGAACATCACCGACTTCGTCTGGGTTTGCATTGGTGAGTTCTTGCTCGCGGCGACGTTCGCCTTGGGCATTTTGGTTGGTGCATCTCTGAAGCCACGAAAGGAATCGACTCATGGCAACAGCTACGAAGGAACGAGCGGCAGGCGTGCGGATCTTGGCTGGTACTCTGCTCCGAGCGGTGCAGGACGTGTCGAGGGTAGTCCACGCCAGGGGGCCGAAGCCCATTTTGTCCAACGTTCGCATCGGTGACGGGCTCATCACTGGCACGGATCTAGAGATCCGCATTGATCGCCAGATTGATGAGCACTGCGAGCCGTTTCTGCTGCCGGCCGATAGGTTGCTCGCCATCCTGCGGGCTTGCCGAGCCGATGACGAAGTCACGCTCACGCCGAGCGGCACAAGCGTCAAGGTGAAAGCCGGCCGTGGCTCGTGGACGCTTCCGACTGAGGACGTGGCGGAGTATCCGACGTGGGAGGCAGCCGACGCGAAGCCCGTCTGCCGGCTGCCGGCCGATCAGTTTTGCCGTGCAGTGCACGCCGTTGAGTACGCCACCGACAAGGAGAGCAGCCGCTACGCACTGGGGGCGGTGCTGATCGACGTGACAGGCGGCAATCCTACGTTTGTCGGCACCGATGGCCGGCGGTTGTCGGCGGTGCAGACCGAGACAGACCAGGCGGTAGACGACTCGCAGACGCTGGTGCCGGTGACTGCGGTACGCATCGCCGCATCACTGGCAGAGCGTAGTGAGGGCAGCGTTCAGATTGAGGCAACGTCGAGCGATGTGGTTATCACGCTGGAGGGCAGCGTGATTACGGCCCGGCTGGTGGACGGACGCTTTCCCAGGTGGCGTGACGTTTTTCCAGAATCGTCGAGCGATCCGCACGCCGTCGATCGTGGCGAGCTCCTGGCGGCTACCAGGGCTGCGGCCGTCGTGACGAGCGAGCAGTCGAACGCCGTGACGTACGACTGGGGTGAGGCTTTGACGCTGACGGCCCGCTCGAGCGAGTACGGCGAAAGCAAGGTTCGGTGCGACGTGACTGAGGCTGGCACGGCGTGCAAGGTCAAGCTCAATCCGGGGTTTGTTCGCGATTACCTCGACGGCTTGCCGGCTGACGAGGAGCCGCATGTGTCTGTGTTGACGAATGGCCCTGGCGGTGCCGTCGTTCTGACGTGCGGCGAATATCGTGGCGTCATCATGCCGCTGTCGGAGGACGCATGAGAAACAGCGACGCATCGCGAAACCACACGATGGCGGATCTCGCCCTGCTGCACGAGCTCTGGGCGGCCAACCTTCCCACTTCAGAAATCGCTGCGCGGTTTGGCGTGGTGATGAGCACCGTGACGAAGTGGGCACAGCGTTACAAGCTACCGCGAAGGACGATCCACCCGGCAAACGAGCCGCCGCCACCGTCGCCAGAGGACGAAGCGGCTTCGCTTGACGGACTGGCGTTGTCGCCTTGGGTTGAGGAACGTGCTCGAGTAGTTCGCGAGCAGCACTACGCAGAGAGGCGAGCCGAGACTGAGGCCAACGCCAGGAGCAAGGCAAACTCTTGGCGTCGCGGCGAGTACCAGCCAGGCGGGGCAAGGCATGTCGGGTTCTGAGCGGCTGGGGTGACAGCAGAACACTCAAGATCAGGAGCATCGCATGACTGATTCAACTACACCGCAGGACGGCAATGCGATGCCTCCTGCATCGGATGGTTCTGTGGGCGAACCAGTGGCCTACGGCGTTGTATATCCGGACGGCACCACCGGAGGTGTCGGTTGGCGATGGGAGGATTGCCTTGAAGTCGCTGGCGTCAGCGATGTGATCGTCCCGCTCTACCGCCACCCGTCGCCCACGCTCACCGACACTGAGCGGGAGGCGGTGGAGACTTGCATTGCCGACGATGAAGCGATGACGCATCACTCGCGGGCCGCCATCCTGCGTGGCCTGCTGGAGCGGCTGAAGTGACGCAGAACACGCAGGATCAGCG